TCGCCTGTCGGATCATTGGTCGGGCCGTCACGGTCGTCATGCCCATCAGTGAGTATGGTTCCCCGGTGCCGCTTGAGTTGATCCGCTGCCGAGCGTTCGCAGGGACGCTGTCCCGGCCACCGCGTCGGCATATAGACCGACGAGCGCAGCCCCGTAGTATACAAGGTTATTCCCATTGCGCTGGAGGCGTCCCGCCGTGCCTGGGTTACCGCTCTGATCTGCCAGTACCGGCACCGCTAGGGCTGACAGGGAGACGCCTGAGAGGGTCGCGGAGCCGTTACCCGCAGCCCCGCTGTGTGCATGGGTCGACAGGACGTCTTCGTTAGCTTTGATATTCGTGTTGAGGAGCGCGGCTGTCACCATTGTACTCGTCCAGCTTTTCGGCGTTGTCCAGGCCATCGTCTATCTCCTGTCTCCCAAAATCCCCCCAAAGTCTCCGAATGTCCCCCGAATGCCCCCCGAATGTCCCCCGTAAAACGCCCGAAAGCCCCCTCGGATATGTTAGAAGGCCGGAACCGTACTGGTGCCGAGGACACTGACTCCCAGCACCCAGAACTGGCTATAGCCGCCGCTGGCGGGCGATAGCTGCCACGCGGTGACGTGTTCCTGGCCTCCCGCCCTCGGACTCGATGAAGAAGTCCTCGGAGATGCCCAGCTTCGCGTCATTCGTTGCCGTCACGGTGATCCGGTCGGAGAGATCGCGGGACAAAACCTGCCCAATATTACCGGGAGCCGACGCCGGGATGGTCATTGTCAGGATGTTCGTCGGAGACCCCGCTACCGAGACCTGATACTCGCACCAGTCCTGCGCCTCGGAGGTCGTCGGGATGAACTTGGTCTTGGCGACGTATTTTCGTTCCCCGTAGATGCCCTGCGAGGTCGTGTCGATGGCCCTGACGATACAGGGATTTTTGGTCGATACCGCTGTCCCTCGCGCCTGGAGCTTGGTGATGTATCCGTCCGAGCCGGTCGCCGAGTTGGTTAACGTGATCGCCATCCGCTCCGCCGTCTTGGTCTGGGTCACGGTGATGTCCGACGTGAGGTTCGTGCCAGAGGCATCCGAGGCCGTCCAGACCAAGAAATCGGTCGTTGCCGCCGGGGTCGTCCAGGCGTTGACCTCCATCGCGTTATTCGCGGCGTCCGGGTTAGGGAACTCGGCCTCAAATGTCTTCGCCTCACCAGGGGCCAGGGTGGGCGAGGCTGATCCCGTCTCAGGATGCGTCCAGAGTACCGCGACCGAGGCCGTGTCGAACGTGCGGGCTGTAGCCTCGACGTGATTGACTATCGTCGAGAGTGGGTCAACCTGGGCGATAACTTCAAACGTATGGGTCGCTCCGTCCGCGTCTGAGAAGGTCGCCTGCGAGGTCGTCGAGGCCGTCTCGGTCAGCCGGTGATACCGGCTCTCAAAGGCGATCTGTCCGGACTTGCTCTCCTTTACGAACCCGGCCTCGGCCTCCTCGACTAACCGGAGCGCGTCGATGGCTTTCTTCTTCGACATCCAGAACCGCGAGATCGTAGTCTGACCAGTATCGAGATCGCGGTCGCCTGCTTCCGTCCAGCCGACGTCGTCGAGGATATCCCCAACGGCCTGATCCGTCCGGCGGTTAGTCTGCGACGCTAACTGGGTCTCAAACTGGTTGAGATACCCTAGCGTCCCGAACGCGGTCAGGGTCGCCGTCTTGCGACCCTTAGCTGCCGGGGCCGGTTTGATCCGGTCGAGCTTACCCTGCCACCTGACCCCGTCATTGAACGCAATCGGGAACGTATAGGGGAAGCTCCCGCTCCCGGCCTGGAGTTGGATCGAGCGACCTGGGAGGATGAGACCCGTCAGGGCAGAGGAGGTATTCGACGGGGAGTATTTCCCGCCGGTATTGATTAGCGTAGCCGTGAGCTTACCGGCGACCGACCGACCCTGGAGGGCTGACGCATAGTCCCGACCGCGACTCCACGAAATCGACAACGTATCGCCGGAGATGTCGTCGTTGGAGTCGGTGAAGTCCCCGTCGTTATTCCAGTCAACGAGGAGGGTGTAACTAGCCGCCATCCATCGCCTCGACTGCCGCAAGAGCGTCCGCATTGCCGTTCATGGCGGCGAGTTCCGTCTGTAACTCGACGACCAGACGCTCGGCGATAATCCGGCGCAACTGTTCAGCCGCTAATGGATTCTGGGCCAGCAACATCTGGAGGTCTTGGTCTGTGATCTGGTTGTTTTGCTGGGTCATGCTTTACTCTGATTCCTCATTCTTAGATATTAGCGTCGGCCTTTCAATATCGCGCTTTTGACGCTGGCGTGAGTCCCGGCAGCATCCATCGCAGCAATCTCGGTCAGTAACTCAGGGATAGTGATTGCCCACCTATTACGCGGGAGAGCCGCTTCTATGTCGGCCTTCTCCGCATCGGTATAGTTGCACTCAGGAGCCCATCAGGACGCCGCAGTATATGTCTTGGCGGTGAACGTGGTCTCGCTCTCAAGCTGCTTGTTGGCCTGGACGACCAGCACCGAGGCAGCCTTGTTGACGGCATATACCTGCCAGTCAGCATCGGCGGTCAAGTCAAGGTCGCTGTCAGTAACGTAGACCTTGGCCTTCACCCGTGTCGCGCTGTTAAACGCCGCCGACTTGGTCACGCCGCCCTCGACTGCAATGGAGATAGTCACGTCGCCTGTTGCCATTATCTTGCTCCTTCAATCGCTAGAAGTTTATGCTCCAGGGCTTCTATGGCTCGTCCCTGCTGATAGAGGCCGTCCCATGCAAGGAGTAACGCGTTCTTGTGGTTGAGGAACGGCTTGCCATCGGTATCCTCATTCCACCGGATGACCCGTCGCTCCTCTAGGATGTCCTTGTACCGGTAGAAATGCTCCGCAGCCTCGGGACTTAATATCTGACCGTCGGCAGCCTGCATCCCATACCGCCCCGCCCTCATTACCTCATGGTCAGGGTAGTCATCGAACAGATTTACGGTAGCAGAGTGGTCGCTCCATATCTCACCCGTCCGCGTGACTAAGAAAACCGCCGTCTTTGACCCCGTATCCTGACCGGTGTAGAAGCCGACAATGTTCCCGTCAGCCGCCGTTTGCCGGAAGGCAGTCGAGCCAATCCCCGCCCCATCGTGCTCTCGTGCGTCTAGTTCAATTAACGCAGAACCGCCGCCAGATTGTGCGTCCTCTGCCGCTCCGCCGTAGGCTTGAATCTGCATAACGGTTCCCCCGCCTGACTCCGATATGGCCCTAAGCTCCGCGCCTCCCGCAGTCCCTCCACCGTACTTCTTGATAGTGAAGAACGTGTCTGTCTCGGCTTCGGAATCAAAGAGGTGGTCGACATCGCCGGAACTCTTCAGCGCGAAGGCTTCATCATCGTTGGCCCCCTGATTGATGGTGAGGCCGAGGGTCATGTCACCGTTGGCGGTCTCGTTCACAAATAAGTTGCCGCCAGTAATGGTGCCGGTGGTGGTGATGGCAGAGGCACCAGTGTTTATTGTACCGAATCCCGTATTGATCGAGCCGCTATTCAGAACGCCCACCGTGGTGGCGGAGGTCGTGACGACGCCGGAGGCCAGGGTAGACCCTGTAAGGCTACCAGCCGCCGCCGCCGCGGGTGCCGCCCATTTCACCCCGGTCGTCTCTCCTGAATCGGCTGTCATGACGTGGGTGTTAGTACCGACGCCGAGCATCTGAGGATTCCCGGAGCCGTCCCCGATCAGGACGTGGCCCTTAGTCGACATATCTATCGACCCGATAGCCGAGGCCCCGTTACCGACCAGCACTCCATTAGCGGTCAGGGAGGATGCTCCCGTGCCGCCGTAAGCCACGCCGACGTCTGTCCCCTGCCAGACTCCCGTCGCTATCGTCCCGACGGTCGTCGCGGAAGTTGTCACGACGCCGGATGCTAGGGTTGTCCCGGACAACGCTCCGGCACTGATCGTCCCTCCGCTATTCGATGCCGCGTGGGCGTGAGTGGCGTTCGCGAAGCCGGTCGAGCTTATCGTCGGGGTCGTGAGGGTTAGACCGGCCAGGGTAGCCGACCACGCCGGGATACCCGATGCAAGATGAAGGACAGTATTGTCCGCGCCCTTGCCGAGCCGGGACAGTTGGGAGGAGCTTGCCGCATAGACGATGTCGCCCGTCGCCTGGGAGTTGAGGACGTGCGTGCCGACCGCTTCCCATTCGGCCTGGGTTAGCTCTGTGCCGACGGAACCGTGCCTAAGTTCGTTTGCCATATGGTGACCCCTATGCCGTCGCTAGGATGCCGGAGAACCCGCCCCGACGGACGCCGTCCTGTATTGCCTCGGTAACCCGCTCCTCGAAATCATCGAACCCGTAGGTCGGGCCGAGAATGTTGATCGTGAGAGTTGTCGCCCCGACTCCTCCACGCCTGCCAAGAGGAATGATCGCCTCCGGGCCAGCTTCGCCAAGCATGGCGAGGGTCGGAGACCGGACGATACCTCCCTCCGCCAGTGTCGGTATTTTCGGGATCGTCGGTAGCCCTGAGAACGGTGCGAAGCTTGCGCCGGGAATAGTAACGGCATACTTCCCGACGCCGATTTTCTTTTCGTCCCAGCCGAGTTTTACTTTCTTCAATGCCTCAAACAGCCCATTGATCGCGCCGATAACGGTGTTGATAACGCCGATGATCGGATTCGCGATAGCGACGACGACGCCCTTCATACCGCCCCAGACCGTATCCCAGTTATCTCGTAACAGGAACAACGCCTTGACTAACGCGCCTCCGGGGAGGAGCCAGCCGAATTTGCTATTGAACACCGACTCGATCAAACCCATGACCGTGTCGAATATGGACTTCACAGCCCCCCAGACTATGTCCCAAGTCTTCTTGAATGTATTGACGATCTTGTCCCAGTTCTTAAAAATTGCGATGGCTAGGACTATCGCCGCCACGATTCCGAGAACGATAAGTCCAATCGGCCCCATCGCCAGATTCAGGGCCGACATCGCCGCCGTCTGGAGCCATGTCACCGCAGTCGTTATAACCTGGGCCGATCCCATCGCCGCGATAGCGGTAGTCATCGCGGGGATCATAATGACGAGCGGGCCGATCTTAGTCGCGAGGCCGCTAATGGGCGTGAGTGCGCCCTTGACCTTGTTTTTCATTATGTCCATCTTGTCCGACATCGTCAGGGTAGTTGCCCCAAGATCGGCGACCTTGCCCTCGGAGTCGCCCATCGCGGCCAGCATATCGTCGAGACTGAATACGCCCTTGTCGATGGCGTCCTTGAAACGAATACCCGCCCCGGCCCCGAAGAGATCGGTCGCAATGCCCAACGCCTCGGTATCCGTCCCGGCGTTCTGGATGTTCTCAATCGCTTCCTGTAAGCCCGCAGAGATGTCGGTGACGCCCTCGTCCGCCAACTTCTTGATCGCCGTATTCAACCCCGGCATCATCTTGGCCGCGTCAAGCCCCTTAGCCTCCATGTTGGCGATCAGTGCGATAGCCTCATCCATCGGGAGGCCAAGCTCGTTGAGTTGAGGGCCGAACTTCACCATCGTGTCAGCCAGTGCCGTTATCGGGACGCCCGCGGCCTGAGATGCGGTCGTCAGCTTGTCCAGTACGGAACGAGTATCTGACGCCGGAACATCGAAGGCGATCATGGCGTCGGCGACCGCTTTGATCATGGGCTGGGCTTCCTCACCCATTGCCCTAGACACATCAAGGAAAGCCGTCGTAACGTCCTCCAGGGCTTCGCCCTCCAGGCCCATCTCGGTGTTAACGTCAGCGATGGCGGCGGACACCGCTGCCGCGTCCTGCGGGACGTTCCCCCAGACAGTTTTGAAGCTCTTGGTTAGCCCCTTAAGTTGTTTTCCAGATGCACCGGTTCCGGCGGCGATGGTATTCGTCGCCTCCTGATACTCCTGGCCCAGTTTCGCCGCCGCTCCCGCGGCCAGCGTTATCCCTCCAGCTGCCACCGCGACGCCCTTCATGGCCTTCGCCATATTGCCGCTCATGCCCTTGACGTTCTTCTCGGCCTTCGTTGTATCGGCGTCGACCGTTATGGTGACTGTGTTAGCCACTCGACTCGTCCTCCACCTTTCCTTCGGTGATGATCGTCAGCATCCGCAATATCCCAACGTCCTCCGCCATGACCGCGGACGGCAGACAGCTATACCGCTGGCAGATGCCGTCGATGATCTCGGCCCGCTCTAGCTCGACC